GATTATGCCAGTCCCCGTCATTGAAATAGCGGCGGCGTTCATCCTGGGCCCGGCCTCGATCGTGATGCGTTTCAACTTTATAAAGCCCCGCCGGGATGGCGGTTTGACCATATATCTTTTCCGCATCTGGGTTATCGGGATCGCATGCCCACGCGATATCGTCAAAATTAGAATGATCATCCAGCAAGGCATCCAGGCGCGTCACGTCTTCGCAAATATAAGCGATATGATGCCCGGCTTCCGTTTCAAGCTTTCCGATCTGCCCGGAACTATTTGCCAGCATGCCGCGCTTCAAAACTAAAGTCGTTTTCATTTGTGACTGAAGCGCTTGGCTTAAATAGCGGATCCTGCACCATGATTACAACGCTTATTGGATCAGTATCGAGATCCACGCCGCGCTCTTTTGTTTCTGGATTGCCATCATAAGCGATATTAAGGCCAGCATCTTCCAAGGCGCTAATCCCTAACTCGGCATCGCGTTGATCGCAATTTGGGTTATATCGCAAGATCCCCGTTTTAGCGCCTGGCGCTGTTTCTTCGATCTTGATATCTGTGGGCTCGGGATATCCCGCATCAGTAAGGGCTTTGATGATGATGGATTTGTCATTGTTTAAAAGGTTCATTTTTCGCTCCGGGTTTACCAAAATGGTCCGCCTTAGTAACCGCGATATAGGGGCGCTGTCAATTTATAGCAAAAAGCCCGCTCTGGGCGGGCCTCTTTTTATTGATTGGCCGGATCGTAATCTGGCAATTCATCCGTCTTTTCTGGCGGTCTTTTGATTTTACTAAGGGCCGGAATAACGCCTTGAATCCCAACATTGAAAGCTTTTGCGTGAGTTGATAGGGCTGGCGCATATTTTACAGCCTCGGCCTCAAGCGCCTTGATGTTAGCGAAAAGACTTTCAACTGGCGGGCTGTCCAGATCTGCCACGATATCATCTATCAAATTATAAAAAGATTGAGGAACCTCCTGAGCGCCATCGGATGCCGCCCGCTCCTTTGCCCGCTCGCGCCTAGCTTTTGCGCTCATATCAATTTCATTATCTGACATAAAAACCCCTTATGTTGTTCCGTAGTGCTGGATTTGTATTCCTACATCTTCTGTCACAGATGTCTCTGATGCGCCAGATACATTTTTATATGTGACGGAAACTATTTCGGAAACAGTGCTTCCTGATGGGTTTGATGTTTCGATATATATGGCAAATTCTTTGTTGCCGTTCAGCCCTATAGCATTACCCCATTCGACAACCCTAGTGACATCATAAGCATATGTGCCTGAATCGTCAGAGTTTGACGCATTTGCCAACCCCACATCTTCTAGGCCTATAAATATATCTGGGCCTTTTTGGTAAGAAGATCCGTTATGAAAATATGTGTTTAATTTAAAAAATCCCTCATTGTAATAATCGAAGCCACCTATGCCGCCCTCAAATGAAGCCACGACAAGATTGCCCTTTAACCTAAAGACATATTTGCCATCACTGGCATCATCCCCAGATTTGTTAATAGCAAGTCCTGTTCCTGGCCCTACATTGACGGATGATTCCGCCCCGCTATCGACAATCGTGCTGATTGTCCCGCCAGCAGCCCTTTTCTTAAGCGATAGAGTAAATTGCGTTGTTGTTCCGCTTTTGCGACATAACTTTCGCCCGCGGCCAAAGCCGTGAGTCCAGAAAGGTCAAAACTAATTTTAGGCTCATTGCTGATTGTGAATCCATAAGGAATAACATCGCCATCAGAACCTTGCGTGAATATAGGCTCAACGGCAACGCGCAAGTTGGCTGTCCCGACTTCAACAAACGCCGCCCGGATGCCTCCAGAAAATACAGCATTTTGCCCTTGCAATGTTAGCGCCTGAACAACAGACGTAACCCCGCCGTTATTATCCAGAACCGCTAAAGATACTTCCTGTCCCGCAATTAAGATATTTGACGTTGGATTTCCGTTACCATCATCTGACGCATTAGCGGCAATAATAAATGTCCCGTTGCCCGCTTGCCCAACGATTTCAAAGGCCACATTTGTTCGCCCTGTAGTTTCCGCCAAAGCCTCTTGAACAATAGAAAGTTGTGCCTCGGATGAATTTTCCAATCTAATAACAGCCTTATCGATTGCTATATTGTTGGCAGATGATATGTCACCAGATGTTCCAGAAAAGGCAGAATAATGGCCAAAAACATAAAATATATATCTTGAACTTGCGGTTCCGGTAAGATCAAAAATCGCCTCAAATCTGTAAGTTTCACCAACAACGCCATCGCCAATCACGGTTCCGGTAATATCGGGATCTTCATAAAACTCTATTCTTTTTGCAACAATAAGATTGCCGGATGAGTCGCGAGAATGAAATTCAACTCCCGCCCCTTTATTTGTTCCAGACTTTAGAAGATACTCTACCTCTATAACATATTTTGCAGGGGGCAAGATCCCGTTATACGCAGAGCTATTTCTGTTCTGAATTATGCCGCCATTAACCCCATCTGCACTTTGGATTTCAACTCGATAAGGCGAGATTCTGCCTACCGCCCTGGCCAGCGTTGGGTTTTGAAATTCATCCCACCCAATAGGCGGAATGGCTGGATTTTCATAATCATTCATTATTGGGTTTTCGTTTATAGCCCCCAATCCGGCCCCAGCGTAAAGCCTTGCCTCTGTTAGCGCCTGTGATGAATTGCTTTCAGCTATAGCGGATTGAGTTATCGCATTAGATGCTTTGGCATCAGCGGCCAATGTTGCGGCCTCAATAACTGTCATTCTGGACGCCACGGCATCTGATAACTCTTGTATCGTTAAAGATAAAAGTGTGCTGTTTTCATCCGTATAATTTATTTCTGTAATTAAAAGGGTAAATTCAGCATCAGCTTGTTGCAAAACCTCAATTACAGACGATGGTTCCGTTGATCCCGATGTTGGCTCATTTATGCCAGCATGGACGCGCAAATCTTTTAGGCGCATAGCGCCATCGCCATTATTAAAGTTTAGCTGGAAACCAAAACGCACTCTTGTGCATTGCGCGGCATCAAACTGTGGATCAGAGCCTAAGTATTGCGTGACGCCTGTAGCGGGGCTTGCGCCAGCGCCAAAAGACCATGAAAAATCTGTATATCCATCGCCGCCTGGGCTTTCGCTTATGACTAAAAGCAAAATTGAAACGCCAGTAGAGGGATCCGTGTAATCATCTTCTAACGCATAAGCTAGGCCAAGAAATCTTGATCCCGCGGATCCGCCAGAATGCTCCCTATCGACCTTAAACTTGCCCCGCATCGTATATATCAAATCTGGATCTGATGAATCTAGCGGTAATGTTTCCCTTGAATAAAATGTCCTTTCAGCCCCATCCACAATGACCTCATTAGGATTGTTGGGATTAAAAGACACATCAGACTGAAAGCTGTCTGTAAAGTTATTATCCTTAACGCGGCCCGTTGCTGTCCAGTGATCTTGAGCCGCATTAACTGGCCAAGACAAAGCCCCCCCTGCACCAGCGGATCCCGGGATAAACTCTAAAACCTGTAATGTTTGACTAAATCGATCAGTGACTTGCTCAAAAGTAAGGTTGGTCGCAGTATTAGACCCGTCCGTTATCGTGATAATATCAAGGCGCTGTTTAGTTTCATCCAAATCGCCCTGGATAATAGAGTCAGCGGCGGCGCGCGCACTATCAACTTCCGCCTTTGCTGTCGCGATGCGAGAGTCTATTTCATCGCCATCAACAACATTATCAAGTATATCTTGGGCATCTTGATCCAGATCCGCCAGGCTTGTCGGGCGGCCATCGACCCGATCCCATTCCGCTTGTGCCAGATCACTATCTAAAACCGTTATGGATGCGGGCATATTTGATTTAGTCGTCATATAGGATGTTCTGACAAAATATTGCCCAGCCTTAGTTATGACCTGTAGGCGGCGACTTGATTGGCCTATCAATTCGGCGGCTGTAATGTTGTTGGGATCGCCATAAAATATCTCATAAACAAATGGCCGCGGATCCGTGGGAGAATCCCATTCAAGCCATGTTTGCAATGCCGCATTGTCTGACTGAACGGCTAAATTTGTCACATTGGGCAAGGCCCCGGTTCCGGCATTAAAGCTAAAATCCGCATAAGCCCAACCACTTGATCGACCAAGGCTATCAACCGCCCGGATCCTAAAATAAGTTGCCCCTGGCCTAACGGGGATCAGATCCCGCGAAAGTTCTTCGTCGCCTGGAAGTCTGCGATATCCGCCAGAGTCGCTTTCTTGAACTTCGACATCATATTTTACGACCCGAGGATCTTGAACGGATCTCCAGCTAATTCTAACGGATGGGACGCTACTGTCGCCATCGATTTTTTGGTATTCCAAAATAGATATCGAGGCTTCATCAACCATTGGAATAAATCCAGACGGGAGATCCGAATAAGGCTCGGGCTCAATATTTACGCCTAATTCAACGCGCGCATAGCTTCCAGGATCATGGGACTCGCCCGTTATCGTATGCGCCATATCTTTGCGCTGGATCCGCTTTGCTCTAAATTGCTGGAATGCCAGATTATCGCTTTCAAGCCCCCATATCCCGTCAAGGACAGGGATCGCGCTATAAGCCGGGCTGACGGTTAGAACGCTATAGGCATCAACGCCATTCACTTGAACAGTTTGGGATCCCGTCACGCTTCGGCTTTCGGATAGGCCATTTGGAAGCGTGATGTTTAATTCATAATTTTCGCCGCCATTTAACGTGACTAATCGATCAAGTTTAATGCTTGTTGTTGTGGATGTTCCCACGCGCCCGCCCATGCTGTTTTGCGTATATCGCGGATCATGGACTTTCATCACTTGACCGGGGTTTAGATTGGCCTGATCTGGGCCCGCCGGGATGCTGACATCGCGGCCTTTGTATTTTTGATCATCCAGTTCCCAGCGCGCCATCCTGGCCGCCTGGCCAACCGTGGGGGCTCCCCAGGCTGTTATTTGCCGGGACAATAATTGGCTTATTTTCATCAGCTTCCGGGCGATCCTGGATAACCGTCAATCCATCTGTGCCCCAATAAACAGCGGCGCGAAAAACGGATGCCACGGTATTGAAAACCTTGATCGCCTGGGCTTTGGATTTGATAATCGCCGAAAGCCTATAGCGGGGCTCGGTTCCGCCTTTTCCGTCCGGGACTTGCTCATTGCAATATTTGGATGCGGCAAAAAACGCCCACGGATCCACGTTGCCTTTTGTCAATCGTCCAGCGCCAAAGAAATCATCTGTCGCGAGATCATATAAACACCAGGCCGGATCATCCGAATATACAAACTTAAATGTGCCATCCCATGATCCAGAATAAGTGCGCGCCACAGGGTCAAAGTTTGTCGGGACTTTGATATGCGCGCCTTTCCAGTGATAGGATCTTGTCGATATTCTTGTGCCGAATTGCCGGATATCGGCGGATATCCCGACATATGAAATCCCGGGCCATGAAAGTTTTACATCTGTTGCCTCGGTGACAAAATCCAGGAAAGTATCATCCTGGATGTTGGCCGCTGGCGTATCGCCGCTGATCCGCGATACCTGGATATCATAAGGCGCGCCGCCAGCCGGAAGCTTGATCTCATATTCTCGCTGATAATCCGCTGTGCATTTGCCATCAAATAAAGCCTTTGAGTTGGCCGCCGCCCCGGTAAAGATTGACTGATATCCGCCGCCATCTGACTGCAGTTTGATGTCGCACTTAACTTGGTGGAATTTTAAATCGCCATTTTCAGTGTCTTGCTTCCATAGCGATGGGATCCGAATAGTCACTCTCGCGCTGTCGATATCATCATCAGTTATGGTGTGCGTTATTGCGCCGCCCGCATTCGTGATTTCGACGCCTTTGGCGATCGTGACTTCTTGAGAATTGAAGCCCTCAATGTGGGATTGATCTGCCTCGCCTGTTCTGACATCCAGCGCAAAACCATTAAAGTTAAATGTCCCATCGTCGTTTTGAACTTGAGTCCCATCAAGCGCCACAGATTTTAATGGATTGACGGGATCCGCAAGGCCCTCGTTAATCCCAACCGCAATGACTTCCAAAAGCCTAACGCTGGCATTGGATTGAAGCGTGTTTCTATCTTCCTGCGCCGATCGCTGGGATCCGCCGCCAGATTTGCCCCCGCCCTTTCCTAGCCAATTGGTAATGACCTGATATCCTGGGCCATTTGGATAATTAGGGATGCCAGGCGTTGCGCCGCCAAAGTATGAAAGCGGCACTTCCGATATGCGAATGCTTTGCCCAACAACAGATGATAGCGGGGCCAGGAGCGCGATCGTAACCGCCGCGGCTGAAACCACTAAAGCGCCGATCAGCAACGCGGCTCCGATTTCGATCCCGGCCACTTTGCCGGGCGGCGCTATATGAAGCGTATCTGCTCGGCCTAGCGGGAACTTAAGCGTTTCCATTTTAACAGGAAGGCGGGATTTTTTCCTTGATGTGAAAAACTGCCAAGTGCCTTTTGATATTGTGGATTTAAATGCCGGGAAGTTCGCTTGCATTGCGCGCATGGCCTCGGCCACGGATTTAACATTTAGCTGGTGATATTCACCAAACTTTTTAGCCAAAGTGCCGTATAGACGGATGGTTTTCATTTAGCCTCACAAAGACAGGTTCATGCTTCAAATAACGCTCGATGGGCACGATCCCCGCTTTATGGTTTGGAGAATAATGCATCTTGCTTGTGGGATGATGGTAAAGCAAATCATTTGAAATTAACAGCCCCGCATGATTGTGGAAATTATAGCGGATTTTAAAGATAACCCCGTCCCCAGGAAGGCTTTCTTCCGCCGGGATCTTTTCAAAGCCTGCCCGCATAAATCCATCCATATAAAGATCGTCGCCGATATGATCTTCCCACCATCTCCAAGTGCGGGGGAATTGCAAAATCAGCATCTTGCGCTCTTCAAAAATGCGATCGCGAATAGCATCATAGCAATCCGTTATCCCATGCTGAAATCCACGATCTAATAGATCTGGGCGCACAAGGTTATCGCCCCATAGCGCCACGCGGGTAGCGGCATCGCCATAGACAGCATAAACGCCATACGGGATGTCATGATCCCGCTGGGCCATCATATCCTTACCAGATGGGCAGAAATTGCCATCCGGGTGGCTATGAACCAGGGCATCGATCGCGCCATCCATTAAAAGGTTCTGATATGTCTCGGGATCCGGTGTCGCGAAATCAGATGGATTTTTCGATACGTTTTTTATCCGGATATATTTGCCGCGCGATATGACGCCTATGGCTTCGTTTGGATATTCATCAATTCCATGTTGGCGGATTTGATCCTCGATATCCCGCGGCATCAATTCCGCTCTATGGATCAGATCCATTACTTAAGCTTCACGCGCTCAACGCCAGGGAATAGCAATGCGGGCAAAACCGCATTTTCGCCAAACCTATCCTTGCAAGATCTTAAAAACTGGCCGCAAACATCATCTTGCGGCGATACCGGATTGCCATCGACGTCAAAGCTTGCCGCCGCCGTATATGGGCATGTGACTTGCGCATAATTAAAGGCCCCGGCATCCGGATCCCATGTTCGATATGAGTGCTGGCAATGCTCACGAACAATAACAACCCGGGGGATTTTGGCATTGGGGCGATCGATCGGCGTGATCAATTCCCATTGAATGACATCCACGCCATCCCGATCCCCTTCAAAAGAGATACGGTTGATCTCATAATATTCGATTGGATTGTGCTGTGTGCCATCCGCATCAGGATTTGGATCCCCGTTGGGCAGATAGTCCATATATATCTCATATGTCTCCAGGCGGCGGAATGGGGCCGTTTTGAACCCATCTGATGCCCGGACAATTGGCGTCAAGATCCCGCGATTGTTGATTATCGTAAATGTGGGCCTTGGAAGCGCGCCAACAACGCCCTTGCTCCATCCCTCTGAGTTAAGCGGCATGGGCTGAAATACTTGCCCGGCAAAGCTTACAGATGATCCGCCCTCGTCCCCGGCATAGAAGCGCAAATAGCCCTGGCCCCATTCCGTGGCATCAATTTCAAAAAGAACATATTTGCGCCCCAGGTTTAAACTCTGGATATGTTCTTTGATCGGTTTGGCGGCCATTACGTATTCCTATTTGTCTGCCTCATTAGGATATTATACGAAAGCTTGTCAAATTCATCATAAGCGGCGCGGGATATCCCGGCGGCGGGGATGAACTTCAAAGCTTGGGATTGCCCAAATGGAGTCCAGACGACATAATCCCCCGCCAGGCCCAAAAAGAACAAGCGCAAATATTCGCCCTGCTCCCAGGTGATATCTTCCCAAAGCCAATTCCATGTTTGCCTTTGGCTATGCGGGCCATCCAATTCAGTGACCGCATAATTATTTTGATATTCAAAGCCTTTCAGCCCGAGGCTTTGCTCCCCGGATTGCGCTTGCGATAATTCGATGTTTGGAAATGCCGCCATTATACGCCTCCGCCATATTTAACATCCAGGAAGCCCATGGGGGCGCTTTCCTCTTTAAGCACTTGGCGAACAAATGCTTTGCCGAGATCTTGACCAAACTGATCAGCTTTCGCGCGATCAGCGCCTTCCGGAACAGTCAAATGGATCCCCCCCACGTTGATATCGCCGCCGCGAGATACAGCGCCGGATCCTCGGCTGGATGATCTTCTAGAATTTGCCGGGGGAGCGCCCACGCGCCCGCCATCGCGGAATGCTTGCCGCCCTATGCCGTTTCTATACCGGCCGTTGTTCAAATCCTTTAAAAACTCAAGATTAGGCTGGGCATCATCGGCATTAACGACAAATTCATCCCGGCTTAACATTGTCGGTATGCTGTCGCTTTTGCGAGATCCGCGCCCAGATACCAATCCATCAAAGCGCTCCCCAACGGATCCCCCGTCCGCAAGCTTAAGCCTTACGGCCTGGATATTGCTGACGATCGATGCCGTGGCGGCGGCCACTGATGCGATGGCGGGAATATTTGCCGGGAATGGCAATGCCGCGGCCTCTGATATCCCGCGCTGAATATTAACGATGGCCTGGGCGATCGCAAAAGCCTTTTGAGCCGTGAACATCGCCTTATAGATCGCGGATTGCTCCCCGGCCCCAGCGGCGGCAATATCTGACAGGGATCCAAAGAGATCCGATGCCGCGCCTAGCTGTAATTCAGCGCCCTTAAGGATAATATCATTTTGTTCGCGTGTGCTTTGATCTAGGATTTCTTTTTTGCGCTCAAGAAATTCAGATGTCGTCAACAATTCGGCATCCTGCATTTCCCGGATCATATCAAGGCGTTCCTGGGCTTCCGCCGCCTTCCTGTTGGCGCGCGTTATTTTCAGTGCGATCCCGCAAGCCTTCAAAAGCCGATTGGCCAATACTGCCCCCATTATCGTTAAGTGCCTGATCGAGATCCCGCCCGCCATTTGCCAAATCGATATTGGATAATTCAGCGTTATATTGACGGAGCGATATCGCGCCATCGGCAAAAAGCCCGTTAAGGGTTTTGATATATTCTATCTGTTGTTCCGCGGGGCCCGCGGCGGCGGTCATGATCTGATTCCGCAAGCGCATTTCATCATTCAATAATGTGGCGTTGCGGAGCCATTCGATTTCCGTATCTGTCAATTCGCGCTCAAGCTGATTTTGCAATCTTAAGACTTCCGCGGCAACCATCGCCTCTTTGCCAACCAGCGCCAGCAATGCGCTTTCATCATCAAGCGCCTGTAGGCGATCATCCAGGATCTTGTTGTCCCGGATGGCTTGATTTTCAACAACTAAGGCGCGGATCCGGCTTTCTTCTTCCGGTGATAGCTGGCGCAATATTTCGCGCTCAAGATCCAGCACAGCGGCCCGGGCCTCTGCCTCGCGGGCATTAAGGCCCAGCAATTCATTTTCCTGGCCTAAATCTTTGATGCGTTGCTCTATCGCGCTATTATCCAGCAATGATTGCTGGCGGGCGATTTCAGCGGCCACGCGCTTTTCCTCGTCTCCGGCAAATTTGCGCTCAAGTTCCTTTTCAAACTCGATAACTTTATTGCGGGCCTCGCGGGCGCGCGAATTAAGTTTAAGCGCATCCGTTTCGTCCTGCAAAGCCGTGAAAAGGCTTTTGAAGTCCTTGGCGGTTTCGCCGCCGCCCCCGCCGCCGCCAGGATCATCCTTTTCTTTTTCAAATGGCTTTGCGAGATCTGCGATTGCTTGCTCAAGCCCCAGGATCTTATTCACTTCCTCCCGGCGCTGGATATCAAATTCAAGGATCTTGCGCTGGCGCTTCGATATTTGCCCGCCCGCATCCTGGATCTGGGCGATAAGTTCAATTTGGCGCTCAAGTTCGCTATTGGCCTCGGCTTGAAATTCTGCAGTGCTTTTGCGCTGTAGCGGAGTCGCGGTAAGGCCAAGTCCCCCGGTTCCCGCAACCGTCCGCTTAACTTTTGTAAGCTTTGCAAGCTGATTATTATCATTACCGACTTGCGTGGCTTTCGCTAAAGATAGCTGTGTCTTAAGG